GTTTTCTGCTACGTTTGCTTTGATTTTGAAATTTGACATTTGACCTCATTCGTTTGAGTTTTGAGATTTGCGTTATTGCTTTTCTCATTTTGTAACTATATTCTATCACAACTAGGGGTAAATGTCAAGCGAAATCTTCATTATTTTCTAAAAAACTTTTTATTGCATTCTGTACATTTACAAAACTCCAGAGCATGGATCTTTCCAATCCATATGCCTCAATCTCCCACGGAGTCTCCCAATAGGAACTGCTACCTAGATGCTTTGGTTCTGGGTAATCCCAGATTTTGCCTTCCCAGTAAATTCCCCTCGCTCCGTTTCGTAATCGACCTGTGGCATACTGCGCAATATGGATCGACTCATGTCCTACCATCGTAAGCCATGCTTCATTCGATTCTACTAGCGAAGGATTCAATGTCATCTTGAAATGATTTGGTTTGTAATCTCTAGCCATCCAGTCTGGAGCGACCTCGCCTCCGAGGTCGAATTTCCGATTGAGACAGACTTTGATTTCTAGATTCTTCATCCTACGATATGACAACCACCCCGATAGAGTGTGGTCGATCATGCGTCGTATCGCTGATTTGTAATCCTCAGGCATCCAAGGTTCAGGTTTTCCATAGATTCGTACTCTCATTTGACCTCCATTGTTTAGAAAAGTATAGCACAACTGAAGGTAAATGTCAAGCGAAATCTAACTTATATTCAAAATTATTTGCGAATGGAGTCTCGCGAAGATGGGTGGCTCCTAGACCTATGTGGAAGTTTTTTGCTTCTTCGGACTTCGGAGACAGAGTGACAAGTCGATCCACTCGATAGGTGCTTTGCATGAGATCACGGAGCGAAAGGATGATATCTCGACCTCGTCCCTTGCTAAGAGACCACACCGTATATGGAACACAGATCGGTCCGATTTTTGATTCAAGGAGTTCTTCTTCTGATCCAGGCACCGATGCACAGAATGCGGTGCATACAAATGCCTGACCTTCGAAAGTATAGACTTCTCTACCTGGAGCATTTTTTACCTCTGGTTTAATGTGGGGACGGATAGGATCTAGGAGGAGCATTTCGTCTGCCAGTTCGGCAGCAAGTCGTCTAATCATGATAAACTTGACATTAAGATTAAATCAGGTATGATGTAGGTGTCCCACCGAAAAGTCATAGAACCAGCGACTAATCCAGTATGAGTCTGCTATGTCTGACCACTGTTTAATCCCTGTCAGATCTATTCCAGTAGTCTCACTAAAGGCATCAGCCATGTCTACCTTTTTTGCGTTCCCTTTACCGACTGCAAACTTCTTTACCTTCTGCGGTGTCACAGTTTCATACATCAAACCATTTTTATGTAGTTTGTATTTTAGTATTCCAGTATTTTCACCGATGTTAAAGACACGACCCGTAGCAGCATAAGCATAATTTTCTATTGCACAGGGTGGTCTTTTCTGCCACATCAATTCATCACAAACCCATGAAGCGAGTCGTGAGTATCGCTCCATATCAGTATCATATTTAGGGTATAATTTTGGGATTAGACTCGGGGAGGTCTCCCTCCCAAGTACAAGGTCGCGATCACGAGCAACAAGATAATAAGTATTAAAATTGGATCCATCATAAATTGTAAATGCAGGTGATGTGATGGAGTAATCGATACCGCAGACTTTAGAATCCTGAGTCGTCTTCGTCGTAGAGTCCTGCTTCTTTTTCTGCTTGGATTTCGGCATCAATTCTCGCTATGTCTTCCTCATTCTGACGTAGCAGTTTCTGACGGATTTCCTTAATAGACATAAACGTACCTTTGTGGTCTATCGCCTGTCCTACAAGATTCAATCTTTGCTCTGTCAGTTCTGCATTCTTTAGTTCGTCGAAATGGGAATCCGTTTCATATTCAAACATAATGTGGTCTCGCATCTTGTCCCAGTCCTGCTTGTTACAAATGCCTTTTAGCAGGCACTGCTTTTTCAGAACATCGTAAAACAGATTGTTGAAGCGAGCACGTAAACGATCTAGGAACTTAGCGAACTTGATTTCGTCTCGTGTAATCTCAGATGCCCTGCCAAAGAAACCCTGACCTGACTCTTCTGATGCCATCCGTGACAATGGAACGTTAAGTGCCTTATACAACTTTTTCTGGAAGAAAAGGATGTCCTCGATCTCTGCCAGATTTTCGCCACCAGGTAAAGTTGTGATCTCTGTACCTCGACCACCTTCCCTTCGTGGGAGCCAAAAATCCTCTAATATTGATTGGAATTTTCTGTCATCTCTCATCTCACCTGTGCTAGCATCGTATACAAGTTTGTTCTTGTAGCGATTCATGATGTCACGCATGTACTGCTCTGCCTTGATTTTTGGCAGGTTACCGACATCAACGTAGAAAATCCTACGTTCAGGTGCACGAGATACACGATAGATGATTTGAGCATCCTCTATCATGCGCAAATTATTTAGAGGTTTGATTGCCTTATGTAGATATCCGATCACCATACGGCGACCACCATCCATAAGACCTGAGGTAGTGTACGATATAGCATCCTGTGCGATGCGAATCGTTTGCTGTTTGGAACTACTAGTAGTCTGATAAAATCCCTGAGGATTGTAGACAAAGTAGTCTTGAGATCGTGGGATAAGAATATCCAACTTTCTCATTCTCTCCTGCTCTTCAGGAGTTGGGATCTTAGTCTCTCGAACCTTTTTAACTTTCAGAGCATCTAACAGACGCATCTCTGTGATACCCTTGTCAGGTTTCTCTGGATCAATAACCAGATGATAATAGAGTCGCCCGTCAACGTACCATCGCTTAAAGATATCGTAACCTAAGTTACGGAAGTCCATCATACGTAGGCACTGTTTGAACTCGCCTCGTATTTGGTCTTTTACCTTTTCACCGATATTAAGATTCGTGAGGTTGAGGGTAATAAGATCCGACCTGCCAGTATCAACTATAATCTCATTGATTATATCGTCGATTGCCGTCTCGCATTCAGGTTGGAGAGACATACCACGATACCGACCAATCAGGTCGAACTCATTTTTTACCGTACCCTCTAGATCAAGAAAGGTACCATACGCACCAGCACCCGAGGCGATGGGAGCTATCCCCTCCTCGGGTTCAGGTACTGTAAAGTGCTGAGAGGTTAAAACCTTATCACTGTCATCCCTCCCGATTGTAAAACCGAAAAGTTTGATTGCCATAATTTATTTCTTTTATTCTTTATCTGCGTTAATCTCTTGCTGTTGTGGCGAAGGCACATCGAAATACTGATATGCAAACTGCACCGAAAACTCTTCAAGAGTCTCACCTTGATCGTATCCGAGTTCAATCGCACTCACCGAAGTTGGGAATGCTTTATGAAATCGATACATTCTTATGCTCTGCTCATCTTTTGACATCTGCTCTACAAAAATTGTAGAGGCGATACCATCCTGACCAATCTTTACGTTTGATCCGTAAGCAGACTTAAACTTGGCCATGTTATGCATCCATTTTTCAAATTGATGTCTTACATTCATGTCCTCGTCCAGATAGAAAGAAAGGGTTAAATCCTCGAAGGTTCTTACACCAGGGAGTTTTATCTGCCTTCCCAGGAAGTTTGCTTGGATACTACCGACAGTCGAAGCAGGCATCTGAGCATTTTTACACATCAACTCCATCTGAGTTGAAGACTCAAATACTCCGTCTACTCCAGAGATCAACACCTTGTACAGTGATGGTCGGGCACCAGCAAACTGAAAATTATCAATAAACGTATCTATTGTCGACATTATTCTCCTTTATTATACTGCCCCGATCGCTTCAGAGAAAGATACGCCAGAACGTACTGCCACGAAGGAGAGTCGGATAAAGTTGATAGATTTCGTTGGTTTCACAAAGATATCTGCGACAAACTTATTGGAGTCGATAATATCTGCTGTGTTGTTTGTGTCATCGCAGACTACGGCAAAGTCTTGTAGACCCTGTCCTGCCTGAATGCCTCTTAGAAATCCTTCAACCTGTGATGCGAACTGTCCTCTAGTAAAAGCATTGTTGAACTGGAAGAGTTGTGTTCGCGCAGACTCGCCGATGACTTTTTCCATATAGATGAAAAGTCTACGTACGTTAATCCTGTCGAATGCACTTGGTTTTGGAGACAGAGTTTTGTCACCAAAAAGTACGATTCCTTGACCAGGGAAGGAGACGACTGGGTTGTAACCAATCCTGTAAAGTTCGTCTCTTTGTGCCTGTATCGGATTAAATGCCAACTTGATAGGATTGTTTAGTAATCCACGTTGGAATCCAGCAGGGGAGAACCAAGTATCTGCTTCTTGGTCTGTCCTTGCGCAAATACCAGCAATATCGCCATTCATTGGTACCCAGCGATACGTATCATTGTATTTGTCGTACTGATAACCGTAACCCGTATCCAGGATCGCGTAAGTTGAGGATTTGACTGAGTTCCTGAATCCTTTTAGATTGTTAACCTCATACCCTGGTTGCATCACTACGTCACCGAACTCAGGAGAAATACAGGCGACTGCATCTTTTCTTTGCTCAGCAATATTGATTACGTAGTTTGCCAATGCAGGTCCGTCGCCCTCAGGTGCTTTACCCATGGCAAGGATTGATACTGTAACAGCATTGACGTCATTGAAAAGATCCCAACCCATTTGAAGGTCGCCAAGAGAGACATCGTTACCGTCAGATCCGCCAGTCATCTCAAAATATTGAGCACCTCGGAGAAGGGTAAAACTTCTGTCTCTTGCTGATTGACCCCAGTCTCCGTCTGCACCGACGTCAGCGAGGGTAGGATGTTTTACAAATGAAATAAAACCAGAGAGGTTGTTTACTCGAGTTTTGTAATAGATAGATGCTCCCTCAGGGGATTTAGCATCTTTTGCGACTGACATGTTTTCGTATGTCTCAAGGATTTCGTCCTCGACACCTGACCAGTCTGCTCTGTAGTCGTAGACGACAACATGGACTTCATCGTTTGCTCCGTTTGCTGTCTCTGCGTAGGGAGAAGTCCCTGGAGCAGAGTCAAAGGATAAACTGAATTTCCATCGTCGTATGTATTCTGTTCCCGATGGTACTGCGTTAGCAGAAATCGGTACGTTTACAGTCATGTGAGTAGCATTTGTAACTGCGGTTACTTCTGCTGTATTTGCACCTACCAGAATAACGTCGCCTGCTGAAAGGTCGCCAGCGAAGTTTGTTCCTGTTCCGATGACTTCAAGACTGTTAGCAGTCAAAGAAATCGTACCAGATCCTGAAGATTCAAAGGATGAATAGGTTTCTCGGTTTACAGTAGCACCTACAATGTCGCCATTGGCGTACATGACTGTGCCACCAGTATTGCTGGTGATAGTTGCTATAATGTAGGTATTTCCACCTGGCTCGGTGATAGTATCGCCGACAGTTAATTCGTCGTCGAATAGAGTTCCTACACCTGTAATATCTAATGAAGTGATTGATAGAGTTCCGGATAATGCCCCACCTGGTTTATCTGCAGGGCAGTATGATACTCCCAGCGAATTCCCCAACGATCCAGGGTATTTTGCCATCCAGAATCTGTTTGCAGTGCCATCTGTAGCACCACCCTGATCAGCATCCATCGAAACGTAGTCGGTGGCGTTCTTGACCAGTTTACCTACTCCATCAGTAGTTGAATTGAGTGCGGTATCATTGTCGACTACACGAACAACACGGAGGTTGTTACTGTAGGACAGGAAGTTTGCCGCAGTATAATAGTGTGCAAAGTTAGAGTCGTTTGGTTTCTGAAAGTTGTTCCTAAGATCAACCTCTGAAACGACGAGAGTTCTTTCG